TTCTTTGGCAGCACGTGCTACCTTTTCCCAAGCAATTGTTTTCTTTGGGTAAGGACCTGTTACGATATTATAATTCTCAGGATCTGAAATGTTAACCGCAAGCATTGCAAGAATATCTTTTGCATTAAAACCAATATCAGAATCAATAAAGACCATGTGGGTACATTCTGACCTTAGGAATTCATCAACACAATAGTTACGTGCTCGCTGTACAAGGCTTTCATTAAACAAATAATAAAACTTTACGGTGATGCCATTTGCAGCACACATCATAGCCAAATCTGTTGAAGCCTTTGTATATGAGCCAGCACATTGGGCACCATACATCGGACTTGCTATGAAGAGGGAAAACTTTCGTAATTCCTCAACTGTTACTTCTATTTTATTACTCATATCATCTCCATATCATTTTCAGCTCGATGGATTGCCTGCAAACGCATAACATCCGCAAGAATATCCCATGAGCTATCGTGTTCTTTAAAATTATTTTCCCACACTTCTGTACTATTGATTGGACAAAAACCATTGATCTTTGGGAAATCCAATTTTGCATCAATATAAGTACGTGTATCTCGTATTCTCCAAAACTTTAGGTATTCTTCCATGTGTAGAAGTTTGTTTTGTGATTTAAACAAACGACCTAGAATAATAGGATCAAACGTATTTGATCTTGACCACCAATATGTAATGTTTGGTTGGCTAATCAAATAATCCATAAACTCTGAACAGAACATTTCAACAGTTAAATCATTGGGTGTTGGTTTGATATGCCTACGCACCTCAGGACCTAGTGACTCCCACCAATTAACTGTTGATGCATCAACTTCATATCCATACTTTTTAACCTGATTAACAACATCAAGTTTAAACCGTTTTGCTTTTACAACATCGTTGAAGTTGTATGGCTCATCAAGAAACTTATCCCAATTGAATACCATAACCGAACAGTCGATTACAGCACATTTATTAGCATCCTTTCCGAATGTTTCGAAGTCAATTATAAGATCGTTTCTCACGCAAAGAACTCCTCTAATGTAGGTTGATTACTTGTACCTCGGACATCCATTTCTGTCTTTTCAGTATGATTATTCTGACGCAAATAGTTTGTTTCAGACATAGGTAGTTCACCGTTAAGGAATTTTGCAATCTGCAAGTGCATATCACGAGATGTTGGTACAGGAACATTTTGGGCAATGTGGTTCATAGAAGTCATTCCATTAAGCAACTCAAAATCATCAGGGAAACCCATCAAATACAATGCTTCACGGATTGTTAGTGAACGGTCATAGTGCGGATGTACTGTGTCTGCAAGGTTACGTCCAATAACAGCATTCATACAATCATCAAACACATGGACTGATGCATCCCAAACGCCCAAACCTTGAGCAAACTTTTTGATGGCATGGTCAGTTACGTGTATCCCACGTGTATGTCCTGTCTCGTGCATCCATTTATTTGCCTCTTGAATTTTACCTGATTTGTTTACATATCCAAATGCCGTTGCCGCAATCTCACGGATAACTTGACGTGCTGTCATATTTGATCCTGGTGGTAGCATTGCTTCAACAAAATTATAATAAGGTTCATCCATTAGGTTTTTGTTTACAATCAAATCTTGGTGTAGTGCATCATCTTTGACATCGTTTACATATTCATCAAATCTACGACGTGGGCGTTTATGCCAATCCATAATAGGTGCAGTTTCTGATTTCCAACCAATAGCAAAGGTACGGTCACGTGCTTGTGGAATACCATGATATTTTGTTGATGTTTTATATAATGTCATACTATAACCTGCTTTGCTGCAAATGTCAAATAGTTTATCTGCTACAGGTCGACCTTTATTAGTAAATAGTGCAGGAGCGTTTTCAACAATAATAGCTTTGGCTTCAAACCTATTAATACCTTCTTTAAAAACTTCGTACATCCATTCGTTCTTTTCACAACCTGCACCTTTTGCGTCAGGCGCTTTTGCAGTATTCAATTGTGACAATGCAGCACAAGGTGGTGTACCGCTGACAACATCAAGTGATCTTTTTGCGGCTTCAGGAATCATTGTATAGGCAATATCTCGACCTTTTGTTACATTCTGATAGTTAACATAGTGACTATCGTTTGCTCCAAAGTCAGGATAGGAATAGATTGTTTCAGGTGGCTTGCCGAATGCTTTTTCCGCTCCTAGCATTTGACCGCCGATTAGTGGAATGATTGGAGCCCAGGTAATTTCTTTGTTCATAATATATCCTTATTTAAAAAAATGCTTCGAGTGTTGCTGGTTTTTGAACTTCATATCCAGTTAAATCAGGTCTCTTATAGTTACTGTCAAATGCGGTGAAGATTTTATCATTAATAAAACTACCATCATAATATTCAGGTTTAAGAACAGCTTTACGCAATTCGTAGATTGTTTGCTCATATGCCAATTTGTTATCAATAAGATATTGAAGATTTTTATGGAATTCTTCAGGTGTTTTTGGGCGCAAGATCTCAGGAATAGGTGTGTGACCTTGCATATCATATGACGGATGTAAGAATGGAATAACACCAGCATGGATCATTTCAATATACTTTGACGTTACCCAACCTTCTTTAATAGGAATGATAAATGTAAACTTAACATCCTGTAGTTTGTTCTGCAATTGTTTTAAATGCATTGATCCTTTAAAACGATTATCTCCTTTTGCATTATTACCCCATTTGCCATAGATCTCAACATCATCAAATTTGTCGAGTACCCATTCCTTCAGGAGTTTATAACGTGATGGTTTGCCTTCATTAAGAACAACCATGAAGTCAGTGTTACGATTAGTATTTACTTCTTCTGTATATTCGTAATCAACACAGAATGCTGTTTCCATTGCAGCGTATTCACAGTTAACAGGAATGTCTTGCCGTGATTGATCTTCAATGCTTTTAATTGGATGAGCAGTATAGGTATAGTCATATTGGCTCAAACCTTTAAACGGTAGGTGCATAAAGTCACGTGCTTGCCGCATTGTGTATCGAGGATCATTGATAACTTCAACATAATGTGGCTTACATTCATTTAGCCAAAAAGTCAACGGTGTAACATACCATTTTGTCATATCAAGAACAAATGCTGGTTTGCCATCATCGTTTTCTTCACGAACCTTTTTCATCTTTTCGGGAATACTTACGTTACCGATTTGACCTACCATCATTACCGTGGCATCAAGCGTGATATTATTTTCTTCAAAATATGTTTTAATCCACCAAAAATACCGATCAGTTGGTACTCTTTCAATTTTCATTTCTGCCCAAATATCAATAACATTATTATAAGGAAACAGATCTGCTTTATCCGTTTCAGTTAATGAAGCGAAGTCAGATCTTCCTACAATATAAAATATTTTATCAGGGTTGTTGTTTGCAATAGCACGAAGAACACAAGATGCCTCATTGTCACCACCGACAGGAGAATATTTGTTTGTCCTTAGCTTTACTGATTTACCAATTTTGGCAAAGGCAATATGTTTCATAATTAAGTCCATTCCATAGTTTTAACGAATTGCTCGGGAGTTATTGCTTTATCGTCAATATAGTAAACACCGTATGGTTTACCCCAAACAATTTCATCATAAGGAACGTCGTACTTTTTTAGCCAATCGACTGTAATCTGTCCGACGTCTTCAATAATTTTATTTATGTCACCGCCATGAGTTAACATTCTGCGTGCTGTATGTAGCACAATCCGATAACCTTTTGACTTTGCCTTTTGCAGACTTTTAATCATAGGTTCATTTGGTAGAGCCATAGCATACTTCTGTTCTGATTCTTTTTGGTTATGTCTAGGGTAACATATAGTATCGTCTATGTCAACTACAATTGTTTCTTGCGTACTCATTAATATAATCTCTCATTCTTTGTTGTCTGTCTTCGCAGTCATAATGAAGTTTAATACAAGTTGCGATTAACAGTGCACCGCCATCTATGATTTCGTCATAATCATTAGGAAAGTACTCTTTAATTAATTCAGAAAAACATTCCCGAACCGCTGTGGGGTATTTATGCCCCGTAACTAGTTCGTTATATCCATGATATAGGTCGTGTGACAATTTGCACATATCATAAAGGTAATCACCACCGATACCTATATAATCACCATAAGATCCTCGTGGATCCAATAATGTAAAAGCATCATTATATGGGTTATACAGAATGTTGCCAAAGTGCAAATCACCGTGCATAGCATCAACAGGTTTTGCCTTTTTCAAACAGCGTTCTGCAACATTTCGGTAATACGGACTATCAGTTTCTAATCGTTCTTCTGTTTTATCAATCCACATCTTTTTTGCATTGTCAGGAAAATTGGCAGTAAACTCAAGAGTTGGCTTACGATGAAAATGGTTTGACATTGTAACTATAACTCTTTCAATCAAATACCGTATAGTACTTTTTGATATGTCCTCATGAGCAAATAGATCAGATAGCAGAATGCCTGACTCATAGGACATGGTCAGGGAATAATCATCTTTTAATACTTTAGGAATGAGCATGCTTTGAATAGGTGACAGTGATGTATACCAATTCTTTTCATTCATAATAGTTCTTGTGGCAAAACTGTTATTTGCATTTGGAATCTTTGTAATCATATTGAGATCGGCATGATATTCAAACGAATTAAACTCACGTGCCTTTAGTGTCAACAATGTAGCACAAGTTTTATGGTATGAGGCAATATCACCAATATCATACCACAATTCTGTACTTACGTTATTAAAGTTACCATAATCTTCAAGTGCATCCGAGATATCATATCCTTTGCTATCACAAAAAGCAATGGATGCAGTTTGCCCACACTTAAAGCTGTATAGGCCTACAAGTGCAGTTGCGTTATCAATGTTTTCTTTTGGTTTATTGTAATATTTTTGACCATCCCACATACACCAAGCAAAGTGATCTTCAACTTGTTTTGTTAAAAGGAAGTCTGTACCCAACGGCATATTTTCTTCAAGGATAATTGCGTCACCCAACCAAACAACAAGAGGACATTCCCAATTACCCAAATTTTCAATACCAACAGCAATAGCGTCACGAGGTCCATTTAGTGATCCTTGTTTTACACATTTAATATTTTTATATTTTGATTTTTCAACCCAGTCACGAATATCATTATGCTTACCATCAACAATAACGATCTGCCCAACTTGATCAGCATTCTTATAAATTGATTCAATAATATATTCAATAGTAGGTTTACCGTGGACACGGATCATAGCCTTGCTACAATTTGCTGTTAGCGGTTTAAGGCGTGTTGCTTCTCCTGCCGCTGGTATCACTACATTTATCATAATTTAATCTCCACTCGTCGTATTCATCTTCAAGGTTAACCCATTGTGGTTTACATAGACCTGACCAACTATGTCTCTTGTCCCAAACAAACCACGCATATGCAATCATACCACCAATCTGATGTTTCTTTTCAATCGGCTCAATAGAATCCTTTTTGAATTGAACTCGGTCCGATAAAAATATTATATCACTAGGAGGGTGGTTTGTAAACAACTTTTTTCGTTTTTTTCCTTCTAAAAAGGTTAAACGTAGAAACATTGCTACATAATCATATTCACCTATCCATTTTTCCGCCATCTTTCGTGGTAAGTCTTTATGATATGGTGGGTTTGTCACTACTCCATCAAAACCTGTTGGCTTTTGCAATTCCATTGCGTCATAAGAAGTATTTATGCTACATAAAGAATCGGAATATTCATTGAGATCATAACTTAAAACATTGTGACCATTCCGCGCAAGCTCAACCGAAATGTTACCACGACCTGCGCATGGTTCAACTATATCTCTTGGTGGTTTACAATACTTTGTGAGAACGAATGTTGCAAGTGGAGGTGTTGGGTAAAAATCATTCGTTCTTCGGTTAGGGTCATCTTTCTTGACCCCAACATAGACATCGGTTAAACTATTAGCCAAGGTGTGTTACCAAAATACCCGCCTCTTTAAACATAGGCGCAGATTGCGTGGTCCATAAGTCAACCCATTTCTCGGGTGTGTTGTATGTTGCTTCGCGGATTACAACTCGGCGAATACCGGATTGAATAATAAGTTTAGTACAGTCAGGACACACTGGCAATCCGTGGACATATATTGTTGCATTCTTTAATGAAACACCAGAATACAAAGCATTCATCAAAGCATTAGTTTCCGCATGGACAATCCGCGGGTATTTTTCATCTCGGTTTTCTAAACGCTCAATACTATCTTCAATACCTTTTGGAAAACCATTATAACCAGTAGCAAGAATACGTCGTTCGTCATTTACACAAACAGCACCAATCTGACTCGACGGATCTTTACTCCATTTAGAAATTGTTTCAGCCAATTCCATAAATCGCTTATCCCATTTGAGTTGACGTTCATCTTCCTCACGGTATTTTCGACTTATAAATCTATCATATGGTTCTTGCATTACATACCTCGAATAGCAATAGTTGAATTTAAACCACCAAACGCAAAGTTATTACTGATTGCAACATCAACCTTCTTTTTCTTTGCGGTATTTGGTACGACGTCAAGATCACATTCAGGATCAGGTTCTTCATAATTAATTGTTGGTGCAATAATGCCATCGTTTACTGCCATAATTGCCGCAAGTAATTCAACTGCACCTGTTCCGCCAATACAATGTCCGTGCATAGATTTGGTTGAACTTACACTCAATTTATGAGCATGGTCACCGAATGTTTGTTTGATAGCATCAATTTCAGTTCTATCATTTGGAACTGTGCCTGTACCATGAGCATTTATATAATCAACTTGTTCTGGGTTAATTGATGCATCTTTGAGGCATTTTTTCATTGATCTAATCAATCCTGAAACTTCAGGCATCACAAGATCACTTGAGTCTGCAGTACACGCCGCACCTAATACTTCACAGATGATATTTGCACCACGATTTTTAGCATGCCAATATTCTTCAAAGACAAATACACCTGCGCCTTCACCGTGAACAATACCTTGACGCCCAAGAGAAAACGGTCGACAGTAACCTGGGCTTACAACGCGCAAACCTTCCCATGCTTTCATTCCTGATAGATTTAGAATTGCTTCTGAACCACCTGTCAGCATAACAGGAGCCATACCGTATTTAACCATATGGAATGCTTGTGTCATTGCGTGGTTAGCAGAAGCACATCCTGACGTTACAGTAAATGATGGACCTTTGATATTATGTTCCATTGAGATATGGCAAACAGGAGCATTACCCATAACACGTGGAATAATAAAAGGATTAGCACGGCGTTTTGGATTATCAGATGCAAAGTAATTATGATATGTCCGTTCCCAGGTTTCAGCGCCACCACTACCGTTACCCATAATAATACCTGCTTCCTCAGCAAGTTCACCATCAAATTCTAAACCTGATTGTTCTACTGCTTCACGGGCTGCAAGTATATTGAGTTGTGTAAACCTATCAAAGATTGCAATTTGCATTCTTGTCCAATGGTCTTTTTCATCATAGCCTTTAATTTGGCCACCACGAGTGTAGCGCATATTTTGAATTTCTATGATGTTTTGGAGTTCGCTAATGCCGTCGGTGCCTTCGGCCATTGCTTTCATTGTATCTTGGGCAGTCCATCCTAAAGAATTTATAGTGCCCATGCCTGTAATAACAACACGGTTAGTCTGTCTTGTTGAGCTCATCAATCAATGTTTTCCTTTTTTCACTACCCATTGCTCCATCAAAAAGTGATTTGGCAGAAGTCATAAGACAACTGCCGAGCATTAGGATTTCTTCATTATCATCACACATCATAATAAGCCGATCTATTTCAGAATTAAAATAAGTCATTCTTTTTACAACGTGGCGTACGGAATGTGGCATTACTCTTCAACGAGCTCCACTGAAATAACTTTCTTTACTTTAATACCATCCCACCGATCCTTGCGGATATCGTAACAACCAGTATGAGAAGGTGTCAACACAGGTGGATTGTTTATGCGGCCGCGCTTGTTTGGCATATCAGGAATTAGTTCAGGCTTGAGTGTGTAATGCTTACTGCGTGTACCAGTTTTATCATTACGTTCCCAGGTGACAAGGCATTCGCCTTCCTGTAATTTAGCTTTAAATGCTGCTTTACTCCATGTCCCTAGCATCGGATTCTCCTATCATTCGTTTTTCCATATTTTCTTTTACGTCCATTACTTTTTCATTTTCAATTATATTAATAATGATATTAGTAATGTCTAAATCTTTTTGTAGGAAAGACATTTTGGTTTTTATTTTTTCAATCTGTGCTCGATAAAATTCAAGCTCTTTTTCTTTTCTGAGTTTTGTCTCGATAACATCTGATATTCGTATTAATTTACTCATGGATATATTTATACAACAAGATCAAAATGACGTTCGTATACGTGCAAGTTCATCACTTGCCATGTCAGCATGCCTTTTTCAATAGTAAAGTGTTTATTACCAGGAAGCTCACAACGGCTGTTCCATCGAGTAACAAGTTGATCCATTAGGTATTGAGCCCATGCGTAATCATTCTTGTAACCAAATACAACATCATTAGAACGCATTTGCGATACCATATGTAGAATACCATCACGGATATAGAATGTTTGAGCGTTGGTACAAATGAAATCAGACTTACCGTTTTCATCAAACTCAACCCAGATAGATGGACGATTGTAAATCATTTGATCACGACGGCTGTCAGGATTACGCCACAGTTCATCAAAAGCATTTTCAAATTGATTGAAATACTTTGGTGAATTTACAAGGTGACCGTAGTTTGAATTGATTTCACCGTTTGGATCAGCAGCATATTGCCATGCCGCAGGTGGTTCTTTAGATGGTCCGTAAATATCATTAATATTTGTTGAACCTGATTTGTACCATTCCAATTCTGATTCAATATAACTTTGACTTGGTTTACCAAAGATTGCTGGTTCAGTTGCAAGAAAGTTTGCACCGATTAATTCAATAGTACGTTGGCCTGTTTTATCAATAGTGAATGCTTCATCTTTAAGCTCACCTTTGAAAAACTCACGGATATCATATACGCTATCAATTCTCATGCGAATGTCCTTTTATAGTTTGACTTGTCTATTTCTTTAATTCTATTATACAACGGTTCGTTATTAATGTCAATAATTTTATTAAATGTTTCGAGCGCAAATCCTGCGGTATGCCTATTGTCTCGTTTGTTTTGAATAACTCTAAACCTACGTTGACCAGGTGGAGGTGCTTCCCATAATGTAACAAGCTTTGATCCAGGCCGTGGGTTTTGAACAATAATCCATCGGTCGGCATTTAAACACTTATCAAGTTGATTACTTACGGCACCACCTTTAGTTGTTGTAATCGGAACAGTAAATGCCTCATACGTTTCCATGTTAGGTACTTTAAAATGGTAATAAATTGTTTGGAATTTAACTTCGGCATGTCTGCCGTCAATCATCATATCCTTTGACATATCAAACGGATCTTCCGACATTTCAACTTTGCAATTTTGCATTTCAAAGTATTCTTTTACAATACGTTCACCTAATTTACCTAACCGTTCTATGCTCATTTTTTAAACCTATCATCAGTATCAATTGGATCAGACTCAATTGTTGTCATAACAAGAATCATCATTTGAGTTAAGGCATGAGACAAATGTGGCAAACCTGATTCAGGATCTTGATCTTCACCTGACATATATGCTAACAAATGACGCTGAATAGATGAGTAATGACGAGAGACAGGAAACTTTTCAATGTCTTGTCGCCAATTGTTTTCACCGTACTTTTCAGCACCAAAACCAAATACCTTTGCTGCTTCGATAATAGCTTCAGGTGGAACTAAATGGATTTTGGGTTTGTCATTATCATACTTCATTACGAGAGCCTCTGCCTTTTATTTGAGAATTGAGTAGTGGCTGATAATGGTCAATAGATGCATCTTCAATTAATGGAGCAATCTTTAAGTCATAATCAGCGGTGTTAATGTATTTTATCACAACATCCATAGTTTGTAAACCATTTTCTTTTAGATATTGTCTATATTTTCTACCTGTTACTTCATGGTGTGAGTCAGGTTTAGTAAACGAACTGCGGTGATTGCCTATCCGTGCATGGATTGAAGAAGTCTTACCATCCGTTTTGCCAATATAAAGTATTTTACCTGTGGATTTTTCTTGCCACATATAAACACCTTTATGTTCAAATGCAGCTATGCGCCTACCGTGATTACAGCGACGCAATGGAGTTACAATATCAGCTTTATATTCTGTCTTATAACCATGCTCTATGATTTGTAAACAGACTTCACCGTATTCTATGGCTTCCTCCCAATACTCTTCAATGTTGGAAAGAATTTTATCTTGCAGCAAAGCCGCAAGGTCATCAAGTTTTGACATAACGTCAGTCCTTTATGAGTTGTGGTTACGATCCTGTAACCCAATCTTTTTAGCACCTTTATTCCAGGCACCTGATTTACCACGCCATGTTTTGAAGCGTTTCTTTGACGGTTCACATTTTGTAATGGAACCGCCTTCAGAGACAAACTTTTTTACAAGATCTTTATAATCCATTATGAATAATCCCGGATGTAAACGTCGTAATGAGTTGCATTTTCAGCAGGTGTGTCATAAGCCCAAGAATTTTTGCGAGGACCGCGAGGACGAATACGAAGTCCTTGTGTTTTTTGGTTAAAAATACAAAATCTGCGGGCACGTTTGATAAAACCGTTGCGTTCAACAAGTATTTTTTTAAGGTTTGCAATCTCAGGATCATCAAGAGATTTACAAGTAAAACGATAGTCAGAAGAAGAGCGGTTTTTGTAAGTTACATAAGCCATGATATAGTTCCTTTTCATTTGATACAATCAATATAACTGATTCTAAAGCATTTGTCAATAGTTAATTTGAAATTAAATCAAATTAAGTAGACCTGCTGTACCTAAAAACAAAATTAAACCTGTTAATGACCATGCCAATACTTCTAACTCAGCACCAACTTTTTTGTCATCCACAATATATGCACCAAACAGTCCACCTGCAATCATACCTGCTATAATAAAAACTACTTCCATCGCTTACTCCTTAAGTTGGAATTTTGAACTAAATCCAACCGCGTCTTGTTTATATTCAAAAAAGAATGTATCTTCATATACATCTGTAAATTTTCGGTGCACCCATTGCTGTTTATGCAATTGCACTTTGCACCATTGAGTGGCTGCCCACCTATTATCCGAATGAATGGCAACGGCGTAAAAATTACCGCTGCTCATCCATCGTTGTTTATGATCTGCTATTTCTTGTGGCGTCATACCCATTCCTTATATTCAACAATACCCAACAGATCTTCAATTAATTTCTTACCATATTGAGTAAACAAAATTCCTTGTTCCCATACAAAATGCTCAACATCTTGACTATGATAAAAGGTTTCTTGACCAGTAATCCAACTTAATGCTGTTTTACGGTCACCGGCACCAAGGCTGATAACATCTTGAACACGTGCTTCAAACTTTGCAACATCTTGCTCTTCCTGAGCTTTTGTTTCAGCCATTTGGATATCAAGGGCACGGCAATACTCATCCCACGTTTTTTGTTTTTCCGCAGGTGTACAGTTATTCCAATCATCCCAATATGCACCACGAGGTCTATAACCATAAACTTCTTTGTGTAAATCTGAAATACAATCATCTGAATATGTATAAGTCATTGTTTGCTCCTTTGTTGATGATTCCAATATAACTGATTCTAAACCAAATGTCAATAGGAAACATCATTTTTTAGTAGATAAATCTATGATAACACAGCTATGATAGTCTGTCAACAAAATAAATAAGACATGGAGGAGTAAATGAAACTAAAGTATAGAATCAAGTTCTTTATGTCTAAATTAAAGTTTTGGAAAAAAGGAAGTTACGGTAAAGGTACGTTCATCTACGAAGATGATGATTAGGTTCATAATTAAATGTTTTGATATCTCTTTCATACCAATCTCCTATATCATTTATAAGCTTAGGAGTCCAAAGATTAGGGTAATCGCCTGTGACATTATACTTTTCTTGTAGTTCAACGCTGAAATAGTTTTTTACATCTTTCTTTAAAGTCTCAGTTTTCATCACATGGCACATTATTTTCCCATCATCGTTAGTAATGTGGTCTAATTGATTATGCCAATGAAGATGTGGTCTGTGCCATGTGAACGGCATTTCTATAAGTCTGTGCCTATCTTCAATAAATGCCTCAAAGCTTGAAAGATCAGTACCATGAACCTCATAATCTCTTGTCTTTGCATGCCAATAGCGAGAAGCTGTTCTCTGCCATGGATTTCTTACAACAGCAAATGCTTCAAACTTATCTCTATATTCTGGGTAAAGGTCTTTCCATCTACTGTGCTCAGCTCCTGGATATCCAATAACTTTTAAGCCCTGAATATAATCATAGTCTTTTAATTTATCTACAGTGTTAATGATAATTTGAGACTTTAGTGCGTTGCAATATCTTATAGAGAACCCACCTGTCTTTGGAATATGAATAAAAATTTTCATAATCTATATACTGCGTATGCATTTTCTCCGTGTTTAAATGTCATCCACTCAGTCATACGAATGAACCCAAACTCTTCAGCATGAGAAAATGTAGGCCTACGAGGTAAACACCATAAAAACTCACAACCTTCTCTTCTTCCTTGGTCTGCCACAGCTTGCCACATTATTTGAGATAACTTTTGTCTTCTATAATCTTCATCTACCCACACTCCACGTCCTCTATAATAAGTTTCTGAAGTCTTGTGTCCTGAGTTTGAAGCTATAAGTTTATCTCCGTCATACAAGCCCCAGTAGGTGGCTTTATATTTTGTAAATATTTCTTTATTGTTTCCAAGTTCAGGAAAAGTCATATCAGAAATATAATAGTGCTCATTCCCAGGCCACAACTTGTCCCAGGCTTCTTTAATCTGTTCTTTGGTTATTTCTCTAAGCTGATAATTCTGCATAGTCATTCAGTACATTTACTACAAGGTGTATTCTATCTTCTTTACTTGAATTGAAGGCAGTGTGCTTTAACATAGTATTGGTTAAATACCACGTGTCTTGTTTGAGATGCATAATCTCATCATCTATAACCATAAAGCATCCTTCCTGTGTTTTTACAGGATAGTGTATTCTTATTTGAGAATCAGTATGCCATGATAAACAAGTAAACGGTAAAGATTTCATTAATCTGACTCTACCGATTTTATATCTTTCATTCAACATATTATAAACAGTTTCAAGTACGGTGCCACGGAACACTGAGCACACGGTGTTGAAATCTTGTTCCTTGAGTTCTGTTTCTCGCAATGGTACTATAGTCTGACCATTTTTATAAACCTTTTTTGACCAATCATATTTCAAACTACCACATGCCATCTTTGTGTTATCAGGTGCATCCGATGTAGTTGTAATACCGATCTGTGTTTGACCATCCCATTCAATATGATCTAATGTAAATGGCGGTAATTCTAATTCAGTAAAATTTTTCATGGTTCAATCACAAGAAAAGGATATTCTAATTCGTGTACGATTTGAATAGTACCACCAAGATGGCCTAATACGAACGGTGGTCTATACATTGTCAAAAATGTTTGGCATGGAGTATTATTTGCTTGTATCTGATCTCGTATCAATACATTGTTATCGGTAAGATAAGCTATGTTTGTATCGGTCTCATTCTCTAAGTTACGTATATCAATACTTGACCCATCTCTTTCAACACGTGCCTTATAAAACCTATCAAGTAATTTTGTACTATTCGTTCCGATAAGACTGATGATGATTTTCTTATAGGTAAATGTTTCTTTCATCCACCGAACGGTTTGTTTGAACTCATTAAAATCTGTATGGGTAAATACACTAAACGCAAAAATAATATCTTGCTTTGTATTGATATTGGGAAACGGTTCGTCGAGATTACCAGTCTGATTATAAACTTTATTATATTTGTTATAGTGAAAAAAGTTAGCATCAGGATAATTTTTTGCACCAACATCCAATGCACCTTTATCAACATCAACACAAGTATAGTTACTTTGTTTGATTGGAAAATTATCAAACGATAATAGGTTACCTTGATTGCCACCCCAATCTAAAAATGTTGTTGTACTTGATAAATCATCAACCTCTAAAAGGCTGTTAAGACTGATTACCGATTTTTCTACCGGGTATAAATCCATAATCCCAATCTCCCCATATTAATTTGCGTTCACCACAAGACCAACATACACCACACGGTTTTTCTGTGTCAGGTATATTAGTACAGCATGACCTCGTTTCCTGCAACAAATCAAATAAATCAAATCTCTTGTAGATTGACGCAACAAACCTTTTATCAACATTTGCAAATGGAGAATAGTACGGATATCCAAATCTATCAATTGTAATAGGAATATCGTTTTCATTCCGTATACCAATCATTGGATCACATTCTTTCCAAAGATTAATATGCGTACCATCTTTTAATTCAATGTCAACATCAAATCGAGGGTTAGCTGTATTACCGCCAATAAGCATATCATACTCACCACGGCCAAACACTTCTTTTTGATATTTATGTAGGTGAGAGTCGTTATAATCATCACCGTAGACTGTATGGTGAGACAAGATGTTGTGGTAATCAAACTTGCTAATCATATATTCAATGATGTTGGCAGACCTTCGTGCCTGCCATCTATACCGCTTGTCAAAGGCTAGAGTAAGGCATCCAATCGTTGTATCGTGTCGGTTATTTTCCGTTAAGTATTTGATTAGTAAATAAAAAACCAATGCCGAATCAGCACCACCGCTTAAATTAAAAAGTATTCTTTTACATTCTAACGGTATTTCAAAGCTTATAGATTGACCAAACTCATCCTCAAGATACATCATCAATCCACTTGTTTATCGCTGCACCGAGGTTTATTTGTCCTTTTGCATCAGGATGAGAGTCAAGTTCTGAAATTTTACTTTCTGCTGATATCCATTTACCACCAATCTCTTTCCATACAGGCCAACCATATACTTCAACAGGTTTGATCTTTTCAACTTTTGCAAATGCCTCGCCTGAGATTAATTCGTTTAAAATTGCCTTAGTTAAAAAACAATTCTCAACTCTTTCATCAATCATTAAGTTAAAAACTTTCCATTCCTTGGGGTGCTTTTGTCTAAAGTTATCGAGGTACCACCACCAGTAATCGGATGTAAACGGCCATATTGGGACATCAGATTGAAATATATTTAATTTAATATTAAGTTTACGGCATAACATAATTACCTTCTCAATATAAAACAACGTGTTTTCTAATATAGGTATAGGTCCGTCGAGTGCTAATGGCAATGTATGTAAACCCATTAAGTATTCAGCGCTTGAGTTATCTTTTCTGAATTTCTTTTCAGAATTAGATTCCATTGCAAACACCTCCCACCTTTTACAAGGCATTATTCTGCGCCTACCTAATTGCAATCTTGACCAATCGGTAAGTTGCCAACAAATGTGTGATGGAGGATCATCTGATAATACCGCGTCCATTATTTCAATATAAGCATACTCATTTGAACTACCAGATCTACCTTTATTAACGGCAGGCAATCCCAAATGCTTTCCAACATATTCTGGCCATTTCGGCCATGAGCAATCAAGTTCTTCATGCTGAAAAGAAAAGTAATTGTGGTCAGTCCAACTACATCCTACTGCAAGCAAATAACTCATTACATTATCAACCCAAAGTTTTTAGAAATAAAGTGTATGAATTGAAGTTCTTTAAACTTTATGTTTGTTTCTAACTCATGCTTTCTTTGTTTAAAATGGCGGTTGGTTGGATCATAGGCAGCCAGCTTAGTAGTATCGTGTTTGAAATGCCATTTCTCTTGTAGGCGCATTACAGGTACATTATTGATCTTAGTCTTATATGACATTATAGTTTCATTATCGTGTCCAAATGATCTACGGATCTCCTCAGTATACATTGAGAATTCCTTAACCTCATCCATTAAATCTAACAATTCATCAATGCCACCAAAATAATCAAGTTGTTCCATAATCTTTCGGCTTGACATCATAATCCCAGTATTGAATACCCAATTGTCACCATCAAGATCTTCCTCTGCCAACAATGCGTGCGCATTCCAATACTTTGCTTGGGGATTACGGAAATCTTTATTATAATTTTTGAAATATAATGGATCTCTTACATTAACTCCTGCTTCATACGCGGTGTTTACATCACAACAAAATCCTTGTTCTGCTCTCAAATAATTAAACGCATCAAACTTATCAGCAAAATATACATCGTAATCAATATACAAAACTAAATCATAATCGTGAGTTAATTTATCAAGTAACCAAACTTTATATAGATTAATAATATTGTATTCTGTTAGTTGTGGAAATCTTGCCGCAAATGTTTCGTATTGCTCATCACGCCCAAACTGAATAAATTCTGCACCGCATAGATCTGCATAATCTCGGTGGTTTTTATCTAACTTATCTTTAAATTCTGCAAGCCGTTGTTTAACACGGAGACTTTTCGGAACATCATCATCGGATGGACCACGAGGATTGTCAAGACGTTCGTCAGGTATTTCAATATAAATTGAATAGATACATTTAGTTTTATCGTTAAAGAAATGATTGAACTTTTTATTAATAAAATGAGCAACCTTAATCTCATCCCAATCAACAGTTATAAGATCATCGGATACAATGTAATGCCATTCTCTATCCATCAAAACATACGGGATATTGAATTCTTCCATAATCCATGAAAACAATGATTCGTTGTTTGGATAATAATACATTCTCAAATAAGTACTATTAACACCCATAAGATTATCGTGCTTTATTTGATTAATCTTTTTTATGCCTTTTTTAATTCTTGCGATATACTTGATCTTTTTGATGTGTTCAGACTTGCCAACCATAATACCTGTATTCATCACATGGCAATCAAACTTATCATTAAGTAGATCTCTTGTGATATGGTATTTTAATGTTGGGTTACGCACGCCAATTTCTTGAAAGACAACTTCATTAATGTTTCTATTCAATATCTTTTCATCTTGATCTTTAATATGAATGCCTTTACTCAAATCCAATTCATCAAACATATTCTCATCGGTATTGAATACCACATCCATATCAATATACATTACTTCATCATATTCTTCAGCAAGTTTGGCAAATAAGTGATGTTTATATAAGTTAACCTTTGTAAACTCAACGTCGTGCTCGACAACAAAGTCTTTCATTGTGTTATGGAATAATTTAAATTCTACACCAATTTTATCGGCATAATCTTTTTTGTTGTCAATCAGTTTATCCCAATAATCTTTTTGCTGTTCGTGTGACCAATGATTAACATTCCATGCATCATCTTCACGACTAATATCATCCCAAACTGTAAATATAATTCGTTTCATATACCAATCACCATATATCTTTGATATTGAGCATTCTCCGGTGTAGTAAATCCTGACCAAAATACTCTTGTTAAACCCAATGATTTTTCAAATTCTTCAATACTGTTATGAGTATTAATGTGCTCAGCTTCATTATGAAAGTTATTACTTTGAAAGCATACAATGCAATTTGGTTTCTTAAGGCGGATAATCATTTCAATATCCTCCTGTTCCATATGCTCACAACTTGTATTAATAATGAGTTGAAAATTTTCTGCGCGTTCAATAAAATAATCTATTGCATCATCATGCTTCCAATGAATATTTTGGCAATGCTCAATATCTTTGTGTAGCATAGGACCGTATATTTCACATTGGTAATCTGAATCAACATTCCATACCGCAACATCATTATCGAGATGTTCTTTCATTAATAATCCGGCAATACCATACCATGCACCCATAACTAAAACGTGCTCAATCGGCCCGTCTCGTAGAAAGGTTTCATCGTTTACAAATTCTTTGAGGTTTTCAACCAGCCATTGCTTACTTGTTGTTTGGCTAGGATTAACGGCAGTCATAATATCGAGTGAACGGTATAAATCTACATTAGGATTATACTTTGACTCAACATATATTTCTTCAATTATTTTAAGAGCATTTTTATAAAGTGTTTCTAGGTAATTCATATTTCATTCCATTATACATATCAATTGGTGCAGTGCCATTATAAGGATTGGCAATTGAGTTTACTAATCCGTGTTCAAACGTATTAAATTCAATACCTTCATGGACAAGAAAACGATCTATACCTGCGTACTTTCTCATAAAGTAATCTTTATTTGACATAAAGTGATCCCAGATATGATTCTGTTCACCAGCAGTCCATGTGATTACTGAACTATTTATGTGAACATCATAAGCATGAGGTGCCATGTATAAATCGTCTTTCCAATAATCTTTAATGATTGTTAACCCATCCCAATTCAACCATGGGCGCGGATCAGCTTTAATATCCATGTCTAAATCAAAGAATAAACATTTACCTCTGACTGGAAAATCTTTACTAAACATTGCAAGTTTATTCCACCAAAATCTAAGTGATGGTTTTTTGAAACATGGAATACACTCAATCTCAACATTCAACGGATTATCAGTATAGCACAAGTATTGAGAATTAGGATAGTATTCTCGTAGCTGATCTCTCAATCTGTTAACGTGTTCAGGGTCGTACTTGTCACCATGTTTCACAAATATAATATTATCGGTCATTAATTGCATTCCTCAATAAGTTCATAATTTTTGTAACTGCATTCCTGCTATTACGGTTAGACAGGTTTAATATTTTTAGTCTATTCATTATATCTTCTAATACATCTTTTGATAACAAATTAATATTCCAATTTTCAGTATGCTGCCGTCCTGCTCTATCATATGCATTTATAAACGCGCCAAAACCATTCCACTCCGCATATTTAAAAAACAAATCAATATTTTCGGCATTGACTTTCATAAGAGTTGAATTAACTTTAATGTTTTCAGGACCTAATACATCTTTAAACTTTTGAATGTTATCCATTGTTTCATTATACTTACCGCCAATTCTAATCATATCATATTCCGATTCAACAACAGTATCTAATGAAACTGAAAGACTAATGTTGTTTTCTTGGCACATCCTTAAAACTTTTTTATTAAATACACTACCGTTAGTACAGATTTGTACTCTCATCTCAGGATTAATGTCGGCAATCAACGCACAAAGTTTATATAATGCTTTATGAGAAAACGGTTCTCCACCAACAAATCTTATCTCTTTTAGGTGTGGAATAAACTCGACAAACTGTTCAAGCAATTGTTCTAGGTTTTCATCATTATCAAACACGTTTGGATCATATTGTTTAAGATCTTTATCGCGTCCTAACATATGTTTTGATGATAATTCGCCAAAGCACATTGGGCACGCCATATTACACAGATTACTAATTTCAAATTCAAAAACTCTAGGCCATGAGTTAGCATCCATTGCGTGTTCTAATCTATCTCTGCCAACATTATAATCATATTCAATAATAGGTGGTGTTTCACCTTTATCAATTCTTTTTTGACAAGCAGCCTGACAACCTGCACTTAATTTATTCTCAAGGAAGTCATCTTTATAAGTGTTGTTTAATTCACCAAACCAATAATCTTTTAAACCAAACTGATCTTTTTTCCATATTTTCATTTTACGGCTAAAGCAGCAAGGATGCATCCCGCCGTTTCTTCTTATTCGCATATGATTAAATGCGGCATAGCATGAGATAATTTTATGTTCTTCGGGTATAGTTCGTTTACTTTGAAATAAATCCCACTTATTCATTATCTTTGTATTCCTTCAAATATGGAGCCAAATCCCATATGTCTTCATTATTTTCACGTGCCACTAAACAAAAGTCAATCCATTCAACCATTCTTTCTTGTATCTCTGCCTTTTCGCCATTCCATTCTTCTTCTTGTGGTACAACACTTAATACGTTATTAGTATTACTCAAATCAAGTTTTGGGTTTCGCCAATAAAATTTATCGACTTGTTCAAATTTAGAATTAAGATATTCAAATAGTTTATCAATACCTTCTTTTTGGTGATGATCCTCTAACCAAACAGGTGAACAATATTTTGGAAATGTAACAAGGTTTGCCATACTTACACGAGGCACACCAGGTACATCAATAAAGTAATCAATCAATTCTGGTAAGTGCATCCAATTATAAATTGAGACCGTTGCAACAACTATTACGATGCGTCCTTCGACAGCGTGGTACCGATTGATATTATTTATTGTGCGTTCAAAGTTACCGCCACGGATCCAATCATATGTTTCGTGTACTCCATCAATACTTGCTTGAATGTGTACTTCTTCAATCTGATGTAAAATATCAATAACAGTATTAGTAACCAATTGAAAGTTAGTACAAATCTCAACACGGCATTTAGGATTTGTTTCCGCAACCTTTTTCAATATTTTTATATTGTTTGGGTCAGCAAATGGTTCACCACCTTTAATGGTTAGGTGCTGTAAATGTGGAACAAGATCAAGTACCTTATCAACATCGGCGTCAGTCATCTTATACATATCAGTGTGGAATTTATGATTTTGGTTTCGCCAATCTAAACCAGACTCCACCGCCATTTTTTCATATGGTGCCCACTTTGACGAATACTTACCTGAACAGGTTACGCACATTTGGTTACAGATATTACTTGTTGTAAGCTCAAGAAACCTTATTGGTGTTACCTCAGCGGCAACGTCTTCTTCATATGTTGGAAATTTAAAACGGTTGTAAGTATCAAACCGAGCAAGGCGCCCTGCATCCCAATGGCGCCAACAGACATCACATTGAGGCGGGAATTTCTTTTCTTTAAAATCTGCACGGATTTGGTTGTATATATCACCGTTAAAGAACTCAGTTAAATCAGGAACATCTTTAATATGTGATACCGCAGTGTTATCACCGGCACAGCATAAGACAATTTCTCCAATAGGATTGATTGTCAATCCAGTTTCAGGTACCATACATTTCATAATAATTAATCCAATACTGTGTTGATAATAGAGATTGCCTCAGTAATTTTAGTTGAGCGTCGGATTTTAGATTTGATTTCTTTTGGTGCCTTTTTAATTATATCTTGTTCTAATGACCATAGTTTAAATTTAAATACTGCTTCTTTATTAGTATTGTTATCAAGGATATATTCAAACGCAACATTATCAACCTTATTCGTTTTCATTTTAAATGCTTGGTCCAACGTTGTCAAGTCATCTTTTGTTTTCTCAAGGTCCACACGTTTTGTATGTAGATCTTTAAGTACACGTGCCTTTTCTTTTTCAAGTTCTTCAATACCAAGGATCTCCCTTGCCCTCATATTAACACGTGTATTGAACTCACGAGAATAACGACGTTTAAATTCTACCGTGTCATCAAGAATTGATTCTTCATCCCATCCTTCTTCAATCAATGCTTTATAATCTGCGCTATCGGGATTGTTTTCAATAACGTGAGCAACTTTAGTGTCGCCATCCTCGAATATAATCTCAATTGTATTATAACCTTCATCTATATAATGTGCTTCAATTACCTTACCACTAAACACTGACATCTTCATCACCCTCATCAATAGCTTGTTGGATTATACCTAACGTGCTCAAAATTGTTTTACTTTTACGAATATCTCGTTTTAATTTTGAATCACTGTCTTTAATAAAAGGCAATTCCAACGCCCATAATTTAACTTTAAATATTTCTTCTTTACTTGTATTGTTATCCATAATAGCTTCATACTTATCAAGACCCATTGTTTTGAGTTTTTTCTCAGCCTTCATACTTTGACTAATAATTAAATGCTTTGCCTGGGCATTAACAAATGTTGCAAATTCTCTACTTGTTCTCTGTTTATATTCTGCAGTTGAATCGAGGAGTCTATCTTTTGTCCATCCTTCTTCAACCAGATCAATATAATCAGGATTATCGGTATCATCTGCGGGAAGGTGGAATACGTGCTCTTTGCCATCATCGTCAAGCCATTTGACAAAAATAGTATCGTAGTTGTTACTGATATAATACGCTGTAACTATGCGTTTGCTAAATACTGCCATAATATATTCACTTTCTTATGATTTTACAATTCTTAAATAATATGTTTCTCTTGTTTGTGTTACACCGCTTGGAAATTCTTGAGTACGATAATCATCGGTATTGACAAATCTTGTTTGGTAACCGTCATCTGATTCACCTGATAGATATGTATCCGCCATACCCGTACCACGTTGCAGCCCATCACCTGTATATGTCGAGTCAGTGATTTCATATGTGATCTTATAACCATCAACAGTACGAGCAACAAGGTTGATTTCATATGAAAGCATATCTTGGAATTCTTCCAACGTATATGTTTGCACTGATCCATCGGCGGCGGCGTAACATGGAATTTTTACACCAAATTCTGTCCCATCACTCGAGACATTAATTTCGCTAACGGCATTCTTTATGTATAGATAATAAGTGTTTACAATAAAATAAATGTCACGGTCATAAAAAGGTTCGCCAATCTGATCTCCAGGTGTGACATCATAACCGCCAGTTATATCATATTTTGAATCTTGGAAAACTGAACGTGTTCCTACTTGAGTAAAACCAGATTCAGCACCTGTACCAATTTTATATGTGCCTTGCTGATTATCGCCAACAGCTTGGAATGCCATTTCGTTAATCGTAGGATAAATGTATGTGTCACGGAAATCCTCACGAGACATAGAACGCAAATTAGCATCACTATCAACGTATAACGGATATCGGTGTGTTTCTTCTGATATTGGATATGTTGGCTCAGTTATAGAATTAAATCTTTGTTTAATACCACGCCAAGGTGTTGTAACTAATTCAATGTCAGGTGTTTCCGCAGGAGTGTCAAAATTTGTTATGTCGGTGGTATCTTCGCCTGCTTTATAACGTGTATCCGTAATAGTACCAATAATATCAGGATCATTAGCAAACTGTGTAAACGGGTTTAATACATATAACTCAACTGCGGGGTTTAGTGCATATTGCCGTGCTGCTTCACGTCGCCAAAACGATTGTTCTAGGGATGGTGATTCTCGAAACGATAACACACCGTTAGTGTCAACTGAAACATAGGCTGCTGTGCGTGCGGTCATTAATCATCACTTCCACAGTAAAATGTTTTAAGAACGGTACCGTCTGAAGCTTTAACTTCAAACTTGTGATCCTTGGCAACCACACCAGAGTTAATTGTCGCGGTTGTAATTTTTTGGTTAATGATGGTAGACGTTCCTGCGTCAATATCGGCAATGTTTTCTAAATGCCGAGTATCATCAATAACTATGCTAGTTCCTACTTTTAATGGCATCCTTGCCTCCTATGAATTTATTTATATTTTTCTAATACGAAGACCATATGAAATTAGATTTGTCGGTGAACCAACCGGGAATTCTTGAGTACGATATAAGTCATTACCTGTTGTTCCAACTTGTCTTGTTGTATAACCTGCTGCTGATGTTCCGTCAAGAATCGTGTCATTCATCAATGTACCTTTGAGTGTAAGAGGACTTGAACTACTTGTAAGGCTATATTGAATTTCATTTCCTGTAGAATCAGACGCAATGTGTTTTAACTCACCGAGAATTAAAGCATCAAATGCCGCAACAGTATATTGTCTAATATCTCCATTTGTGTCAATATAAAAAGGTGGTTCATATGCTACCGCCGACGTATTAACTTTATGTAAGTAATACTGATTAATAATGATTGGCTGATCTTCATTCTCAGGAATACCACCTGACGTATAAACTGCAGAATCAGCACGCCTATCAATAAACACGGGGTTGGCATTTTGGAGTGTTGCACCTGTAACACTATTTGTTGCCGCAATAAAATATGTACCACCTTGGTCCGCGGTTTCACCTGAAGAAACAAGTGCATCAATTGTAGGAATAATAAACGTATCTCTAAAATCAGCTTTGGTCATTGCTCTAATTCCGAGTGATCCTGTCCCAACTGCATATACAGGAAACGCAAGGTTTTCATCAGTATACGTAGGTGCTGCTGCTAAAGTATAATCAACTTGTAATGTAGTATAGGTAACTTCTTCACTACCTGTATCAGGTGTGGCTGCCTCAGATGCATAGTTAGCAACAGTAGAAGGACCGTTTTCTGTTGCCGCTCCAGCTGTCCTACGAGTATCAATCATACTACCCATATTACCACCACTTGCAACACGAGAAACTGTAACTACTTCATCGTTTGCTAATAGGTGTGCTGCATTTTGAAATATGGCTTGCAGATCTGTACTTGACATTTCAGTAAGTCTTGTCACTGCAGTATTGGAATTTGCTTCATCCCAATATAATGGTAACCTTGCTGTCATTTTATTGTCCTTTTATAAGGCGCAATAATACGCAGCAATAATTGTGCCTGCCGCATTATAAACTGTTAGAACATTTGCTTGGTTTTTAATTGAGTTATTAATCGCGGTATCAGTTGTTGTATCTGTGCTTGCCACGTTTTTTAACTGTAACGCATTATCAATTACTTCGGTGCCTGCTACTTGAATCGCCATCTTCATCTCCTTTGACTATTAGCAATCTTATTAGTTTTATTTATAAATATTCTCAGTGAGTTATTTGCTATGTTACTGATTTTTTCACAGGAGCTATTATATGGCTTATGTCAACGCCTTTGGAGTGGAGATGAAAACTATGGCAAAGAAAGAAATAACAGTTGATGCTGAAGCAGCAGCTGCACTCGACACAAATAATGACGGTCATATCTCGGCAGAAGAGCTGAGTATGGAGTTGGAATTTAAACGCAAGCGCCTTGAAGATCAAGATGCTCAACGAGATGCAATGCGTAAAATGACTTGGTTTGCATTGTTTGGAATGTTATTGTACCCAGTAGGTATTGCTATAACATCATGGTTAGGATTAGATGAAGCATCAGGATTAATTGGAGATATTGCACCGACATATTTTGTTGCAATTTCTGCACTTGTTTCTGTTTTCTTTGGTGCTAACGCATACAGTAGTAAGTAAAACAAAAATAGGGAGGCTAACTTAATAACCTCCCTATTACTCGGGTCTTGTATGTGGACTTCGGGCTGTGTGTTACACCTCTCCCAGGCTGTCCCTACCTATCTGGTTTTCACGTCACCAGAATTCCTTTGGTCGGAGATGCAGGATTTGAACCTGCGACCCTCTGGTCCCAAACCAAGTGCGCTACCAAACTGCGCTAATCTCCGTTTCTTGTTATAAGATCAAGAACAATGCTCAACTCATATATTGATTTATCTAAAACTAAATGAGCAGTTTTATCATCATTCTTTTTCTTTTCTTCGCGAAGAAACTCTAACCTTACCTTTATATAGTTTTCTGCTTCAGGTTTGTTTCCTCTACGCATAATATATCCTTTTTATTTGGCAAGGGTGGTAGGAATCGAACCCACACCAACGGGTTTGGAATCCGTTGTACTGCCATTATACTACACCCTATCAAACTCCTTAATACTGAATAGTAGTCTTAACTTAGTCCCTCACCAGGATTTTACGGGTTCGGTTGCTAGCACCTACCTACCTGTTACGTTTCTTTGCTCGTACTATGCAGTATTAAGAAGTTTTCGTGGGAGGGACTTTCTGCAGTGCCCCTCCCCTTATTTGCATTTTACGTATGCAACAACCGACTGGGTTTTTTTACGGTACCAGTTCTTTTTACCGACCTATATGTCCGACGCGCCTCGAACCACATATAGGGTTTGCTTGGGTACGTTCGACGTGATTGTCAGGCTTTCCCCGTGTGCCTAATAAAGAATGAGTTCGTTACCGTCATGCTTTTTTACCCGAAGGTGATAGCGTCGTGGCCTATTCCTCATTCCTTATATAAACAATATAACTGATTCTATAGTAAATGTCAATAGTTATTTGAAGTTTTTTTGTTTCCAAAACATTTTTTTGTACCGATCTACCCACATTGTTGCTAGTTTATTAACAAACTTTTTATGTGCGGATTGGTCTATATGATGTTGTTCAGATTTCCATGATTCTCTTTTAAAAGGAATAACTTGTACAAGTGGTGTTCCTTTTTTAATTATAACAGGTCGACCTGTAAAGTTTCTAAAAAAGAATGGCAAGTTAACTTGATTGTTTTTATACTCATCGGTATCAACAATTGCTGTTTGGAAATAAACACCACTTAATTGTAACGTAGGATCATTTAACATTGGTGTAAATAAACAACTATAACCTGGTGGTGTTTCAATTATAAAATGTTGATTGTATTTGAGTACCATTGCAGGTTCAGTGAAATACGGATGGCCGTTAACTTGATTAGTATTGTGGTCGGTAATTAAATTTTCCAAACCGTCATTTGACCATGAGGCTTCCCATTTGGGTTTATCATTTTCAATAGAACCGACAAGCATAAGATCACAGTGTGCAGTAATGGTATAACCTGCAGTCATTGCGTCAAGAAACGGAATACATTTTTTGACGGACCCAATTTGTACTCCTTCTATAACAGGAGATATCTTTTTAAACCAACTTGGTATTGTTTTGACTGCAGGTTTCGGATATTCACTTGCATCGGATAAAAACTCATCAACTGAAAATTTAATCCGTTTATCTTTCATAATATAATATCCTTTATTTTTTCATTTTAGCGGCTGCTTTATCAACTTCCTCTTGTGATACAACACCTTCAGATAACAGACGTGCTCGGTTTGTGTTATGAGCTGCTTGTGTGTCATCTTTTGATCCACCTGTATATGGTACAGCATGACCTTCACTAATCATAATAGCAGTTACCATACGACCATCTTCAGCAATAAAATCACCGAGGATACGACCAAACTTACCCTTCATATCTTCACCGTCTTTTGCAGCAAATGTTTTAAGTGTAGTTGTTTTGCCAAGGATGCCTTTTAGTCTATTCTTTGCGGCTAATCCAAATACCTTTTCAACCTTATCGGATGTGCGTGACTCAGGAGTATCAATACCCATAATACGTACTCGCTCATCTTTCATCCAAATACCAAATCCTAGATCAATGTCTACATCCACTGTATCACCGTCCACGATTTTAGTTACGTGTGCTTTATATTCATACATTCTTTGATTCCTTTTATGATTTAAGAGCTCAAAGAATTATAATATAAGTTGCTCAGGTATTATTTATTAAGTTCAAACCGTTCTTCGACGTGCTCAATACAAGCAGCAATGATATGGCCGATAGTCGGTTCACTATCAATCCACAATCTAACCGCATAGTTATCAATATCAACGTCAGGAAAGAACTTCTCCTCAGCTGCCATGATGAAATATAGTACACCCATAGAATCCATAATATCATCAAGTGCTGATTCTAAAGTAATGTCATCACGTCTGTAGTCATCTTTCAAGTATTCAAGTGCCCAATCATACATTTGTTCAAGAGGTGGGCCGCCATATTTTGTAACCATATCCAATTCCTTATTCATCTGTATCTACTATATCAAACTTTATTTACTTTGTCAACAACTTTTGCCTTATAAATAACCGTAGAGGAGTATTAATTATGGATTTTTTAACGCTTGTTGGTGATGTAGGTTTCCCTATTGCTGGTGCCCTAGCTGCCGGTGTATTTGTATTTATCACACTTAAGTTTATCCTTGCAAGCGTTACTGACACTGTAAATTCCCTCAAAAATATTATGACGGGTTTGGACAACCGAGTTCAGACTATGAATAACGATTTAGTGAAAATTGATGCCCTTTTAAGTTATGCTCTAAATGTTAAACCAAACATTGACCGCATAGCTGCAAATGAAGGCAAGGATGATGCAAGGAGAGATTAATGCTTTGGAAAGATTTACTATTAATGAAATTTAAAAATGGTTTTCGCATTCTCAATAACGACGATGATAAATTTTTTGTTATTGACGACGTGAAACTAAATATCGGTGACATTTATCGAGTTGGCCCAAACGGTTACTTCGAGTTAATTGAAGAAGGACCGCCGCTATGATGTGGATGGAATATGCGATTAATCAAGCTGGAAAAAACTTTGAAATAAAAGGTGACTGGCCCGGAGAGGTTATGGGAAAACTAAAAGACGGTACGGATAAAGAATATTATCTATACAAACCAGGCGATAAGTTTATAGTTAATGAAGATGGTTGGTTGATGCATCACGGAAACATTAACGAGGAATAATATGGAATTTGACATTGCAGGAGCCATAAGTGAATATGGATTTCCTATAGTTGCGGCTTTTGGAATGGGCTATTTTATATTTTTTATATGGAAATGGGTTACGGAAGTAATTGATCCGGTCCTAGGTGAAGCGATGTTTACTTTGATTAAATTAGTAGATCGTGTACGTATGCTTGATAATGATATGATTAGACTTAATAGCAAGTTATCTATGGTACTTGAATATAGGTCAAAACTAAATCCTAAGCGACAAGATGAGTTGCATAGGTTGGTTGCCGAATATCAGGCAGGTAGTAAAGCGTTTAATTCAACTGGGGTTGTAGATGAAGAAAATATTAACAATAGTGGCGGTGATGATGCCGGCACAGGTAATAGCAAGTGAATTAGTTTGGGGATTTAAATCTCCCGCTTTTCATTATGGTAATGGATATTCAACTCACGTTTTGTCGGTTGAACAACTTTCTCACAACAGAAAACAAGATTATAAAGACGAGCAACAACGTATTGCCGATGAACTTGAGCGAGAAGCAGAAAATACTACTTTAGCCAAATTCCTTCGCAACGTAGAGTCAAGAATTTACGCTACGTTATCCAAACAAATGGTTGATGCTATGTTTGCCGATTGTGGCGACAGTTGTTCCAACAGCGGTTCAACTGACCTTGAAGATAATACGATTGCTTGGTTAAGAGACCCGGTAACAGGTTCTATCACATTAACGATTACCGAAGCAGATGGTAGTACTACTGAAATCACAATACCAGGTGCTGGGGAGTTTAATTTCTAAATGAGATTTTTACCCTTCATACTAATATTCTTTTTAAGTGCCTGCGCAACACCCGGAAGTTTGAAAGTTTTAGGTGACCTTGATAAATCTCCAACATTATCAGGAAGTCCTATTGATGATAGATTACTCGCCGTTCCTGAACTGTCAGGTCCAAAGATTACAATTGCAGTTTATGAATTTGCCGATAAGACAGGTCAAAGAAAGACGAGTTCCAACTCATCATTATCAAGTGCCGTAACTCAAGGTGCTGAGGTTTGGGTAATTAAAGCATTACAAGATGTGGGCAATCAAACATGGTTTGAGGTAGTTGAAAGAGTTGGCATTGATAATCTAATTAAAGAAAGACAGCTTATTCGCCAAACGCGTGAAGTATATGAAAAAGAAAAAGAAAAAGGCCCGACACCTTTACAGCCAATGTTATTTGCCGGCTTATTACTTGAAGGTGGTGTTGTAGGTTATGACTCCGATACCGCGGCCGGTGGAGTAGGTGCAAGATTCCTAGGAGTCGGAGCCTCAACAGAATATAGAGTTGATACAGTAACAGTTGTTATGAGACTTGTGAGTGTTAATTCAGGAAAGGTGTTAATGAGTATCGCAACTGAGAAATCAATTGCAAGTTACAGATCTTCAACCGATGTATTTAAATTTATTGATTTAGGACAAGAAAATATTGAGGTTGAAAATGGGTATTCCGTAAATGAACCTGTGAACTATGCAGTAAGGGCTGCAATAGAACAGGGTGTGATAGAATTGGTTAAAGACGGGGTCGATAAGGGATTATGGTCGTATAAAATAAAAGAGATAAGAGGATAGAAATGAAGCATTTCATATTTTTGATTATGATGATGTTTGGTTCTGCAGCCTATGCCAACGATATCTACATTACACAAAGCGGTGACAATTTAGATTTAGACATAACACAAGATGGGCAAGATAACGAATTCGGTGATAGTACCACTGATGCAACTTTGACGGGTGATACAATGACTTTTAATATCACCCAAACAGGTGATTTTAACAAGATTGACGTTATCATTGATGGTAACAACTACACAGGTACTTGGGCATTTACAGGTGACGATAACACTGTTGATATGACTTGTGATTCCGCATCAGGTTTGAATTGTGAAACAGTTCAGGTTGATGTTACTGTTATAGGTGATGATTCTGACTTTAAGATTTACATTGGTGAAACAGCAGATGCCGATAGTTTAGTTGCTGACTTTACTGTTACAGGTGATGGTAACGCATTTTATCTTGATGCTGATGGCACAAATCAGAATTTTGATGTTAATGTTAATTCAAGCGCAACATTACTTACAGCAGGTACAGATCGTACACATTTAACTTACGATGTTAATGCTGATAGTGCCGGTAACTTGATTGCTATTGACAGCACAGGAGATGGTGATGTTAATGGGCATGAAGTAGATCTTACAGTTACTGGTGGCGGCGGAGATTTTATTATTGTTCAAAGCGGTATTTACGATAATCTCGTAAACGCAACTTTCAGTGGAGATTCAGCAAATGTTCAAATTACACAATCTGATTAATGAAATTTCATACTATTGGCTTCATTGCCATTCTGCTGATACCGAGCTTATGCTTTGGCGCTGTAGATGAAGATGCGGGGGCAATCGGTGAATTTTCAGGATCAGGAGTCATTGAGCGTGGGAGAGATGTTATTGATGGTGGCCAAGGTGTTGGGGTGCAACCCATGGATACCGCCGTCACAGCAAAAGGCCGAATGCGAATCGACTTTATTGATGATACGAGAGTCGATATTACCGAACACGCAAGGTTAGTAATTGATGATTTCGTTTATGACCCAAATGCTGGGACTGGTAAGCTGGGATTACGTGCGACATTGGGAACAGTACGCTATGCGTCTGGAGCAATTGCAAAGAACAGCAGAAGAAACGTCAGCATCAAAACACCGTCAGCAACGATAGGTGTACGTGGTACTGATTTCGTTATGGTGGTTGATGAAATAGGTGGCACGATGGTGACATTATTACCATCGTGTTCCATCGACTCCCTCGGAAAAACCAATTGCGTGACCGGTGAAATTTCAGTTGAGTCTGACACCGGGTTTGTTATTATGAATAAAGCATTTCAGGCAACAATAGTAAAAAGCAGATGGACAAAACCAACTAAGCCATTATTATTGGCGCTTAATGAAAGTGACATAACAAACCTTTTGATTTTAAGAAAGAAAAAACCTTTATTTGAAGAAGATGGGCAACCATTAGAACAAATGACGGATTTCCTAGATATAGATTTCTTAAATTTTGACGGTTTGGATGTTGATATTTTATCCGATAGTATTAAAGACATATGGTTAACAGAGTTTGATTTAAGAGATAGTGATTATTATCTCGGTGAACTACTACACGACATGGTTGAACAATTAAACATTGCTTTAATGCGAAGACTTATGGGTGAATTAGATGCACAGAATGCCGAGTTCTTTAATTTCAGAGAAGAAGGTTATGATCCTGTAACAAGAATTACTTTAAACAGAGAAGATCCTAGTTGGATTTTTGAAAGAGACGATAGTGGTTATTATCACCACCTAAGAATATATGTGGAGCAGCAATATGGATATACGATTAATATCCAACAACAGGACGAGTATGTTTGGGATTACCGTCTTGGCGTTGGTAATAATAATATTGACATCATCCAAATCAAATAGTGGACCAAATGAAGTTTATATGTATCAAACAGGTGACGACTTTACGTTAACTATCACCCAAGATGGCAGTCAGAATTATATAACTGGTGTAAGTGGACAGACTAAAGGTATTGAAGGTGACAACAATACGGTTGATATGGTACAAATAGGACAGTATCATGGTATCGCAGGAATGTTAGATGGTGATAACAATAACATAGATTTTTATCAAGGTGGCGGTGGTGACAGCGGAATGATTACTGCAATGGTAACAGGTAATAATAATGACCTGGTGGTGTGGCAAGGTAAGCATCCTGATGGTACAACTGACTTGTCAGAAGGCGGTGACCACACTGCAACGGTTACCATTACTGGTGATTATAATGATATTAAGGCCGGACAAACTGATCAAGGACAAATTAATCAAACTTATGGTAGGCATGAATTAACCGCAGAAATTACCGGTGATAGCAATGATGTTGGAATGACACAAAAAGGAAATCAAAAGCATACATTGGACCTTGATATTTCTGGCGATGGTAATGATGTTACAACTTATCAGCATGGTAATGGCGGACAAAAAACTGCAACCATTGAAGTTTCTGGCAACTATAACGTAATTGATGTAAACCAACGTGGAACAAATTCAGCGTCAGCAACCATTTCAGTAGAAAGCATATATGGTCCTGCCTATAATGTAACACTTAGCCAACAAACCGACACTTCTGCTAAATCATTTTCTTTAAGTGGTGTATGTAATGATCCAAATGGATGTGTCGTAAGTGTCGAGCAACACAACTAGGAGAAGTAATGGATACAGTCGTCGCGTTTTTCATAGCAGGATTTTTTACAGCATTCGGTTGGTGGGCAGCAAACAAAATAACAACCCAAATTGATACACATATTGAGCAGGCTGAGTAATGGATTTAATTTTAAGTTTGGCTTTGTCAACACATTTGGGTCTTTCTCAAGATTATAATGAAATTCATCCTCATATAAGATTAACTAATGATAAATATATCGCAGGCGCATATTATAACAGCGTCGAAAAATTGAGTGTATACTCAGGAATAAAATATAGTTATGGTGATATTGCAATAGAAGGAGGTGTGGCTACAGGCTATAGGCCACATCCAATAGCTCCTTATGGTAGGGTAACCTACGATTACGTGGATAATATAAGATTATTTGGGACTACGGCATTTGAATCCGACGGCTCTGCAGCTCGAGGAGGAATTGTATTAGGAATAGAATTTATACTAAATCCACGGGAGAAGCAATGAAACATTTACTATTAACAACTGCATTAGTCATACCAAGCTGGGCTATTGCTGATACTTCGAGTTTACAAACATCATCTCACGGTTTACTTGAGAACCAATGGGTTAAAGCTGGCATTAATAAAGACTCAGGCACATTTGGCTCTGGCGGAAGTACATCACCGGGCCTGTTATTTGATCCTGAAGGTTCGGGTACATTTAATTCTAGTTATGATTATCTGACGCCTGGCTCGCCGTTTGACGGACAAGCACTAAAGGTAGATGGCACAAATAAAGCAAATAATAATACAGGCTCAAAAACTATCGTTGACTCTGACGGTTTAACAGACGGCACAGACAGCATGACTTGGAGTGGTGATGTTGATGTTGATGGCGGTACATGGAATGTTGAAAATACATTTACATTAGAAGATAATAAACCATACATTGATGTTGAAACAAAAATTACCGCAGGTTCTGATGCTGATACTGTAGCATATGGTAAATTTATTGACCCAGACTCACAAGGTATGCCGGGAGATAGTTCATCAACAGATAACGTACTTGGGTATTCAGGTGTTCCTGATACAAACATTGCCTTTTCAGAAGCAACTGTTTCAAAGTATGCATTAGGTGTTTATTCAACGGATACAAACACTACTGCAGGCGTCAATGGTTGGTCACAAGAAGCAGATGGATATAACGGAACAAGTTATACAGATGCCGAAGGCAATGCTGTCAATTACGGCAATTCAGATGATACTATTGGTATTAGTTGGTCTTGGACTGGTGTATCAACAGGCGACATTCTTACAGCAAAATATGCTTATATCTTCGGCCCATCAGCGTTTGATGCACTTGATGATGCAGTAGATGGTGGAGCAGGCGGTGGTACTCCTGGTGAATTACCTACAGGGTGGTCACTTGATGATGTTGGATCAGCAACAGATGCTGCCGAAAGCGGCGGAGCACCAACAGTTGTAAGTACCGCAACCGAAACTATTACTTCAACATCAGAAGCAATAAGCACAACACTACCTGTTTTAACTGGTGCAATCACAACGCATGACTCATCTACAGCTGACGGTGTTCAAACTATTGACCGTGAAACTACTACGACTGTAACAACACCGATGGATGTAACAACCACAAGCTTTGTTAGAACTACTGATACTATGAGTGACGGCAGCGAAGTTGTTACAGACGGTACTCCAACATCAACTACAGTTGTTCGTAATGATGCTGTTGTAACTGTAACTGATCCAGGTTCATTCGTTGGACGTATGGATCAAGCATCGCAATTAATCGGATTAAATACTCATCGCAATTTAAATATAGCTGATGGCGTATCAGTAGGTCGCATTAACCATTCGATGGGTGATAACTACGAAGCAACATCAACGGTGGTTGGTCTTGGTCACACACTTGTAACCGACGATGCGTTAAGACTAAGCCTAGGTATTAATAGAATTGATACTGAAATGTCAGAAGGCGGCGATGGTGAAATAACAACAAACGCTGTGTCTGCTGAATTAGGAAAGGCAATAGAAGATAAAGACATTACCGTCGTAGGACGAGTAAACATGGCTAAATCTGATATTGAATATTCAAGAACAATCGGTACTTTTTCTGCGGCAGGTGAAACATCAGCTTCTGACGTTTCTGCTGGGCTAACAATTGAAAAATCAACTGGTTCTGTTAGACCTTTCGGTGGATTAACTATCGGAAAATCAAGCACTGATGGATGGACTGAAACCGGAGATGTTCAAGCTGTTTTAACTCATGATGAAGCAGACGCTACATACAGATATGGTACAATAGGTTTCAATATTGATGAAGGACCAATTACCGCTACATTTAGTAAAAACATTGGCGACAATGATGCCACTAATATAAGAATTGGTTTTGAACAAGAAATAAATGAATATGCTATTGTCGGTGTAGATTATAATAGAACTTTGGATGAAGATAATTCAAGCAATTATTTCTCAGCAGGTATCAAGATACGGTTTTAAATCTCGGTAACACCACACCGCATTGTTCCATAATCTTATAGAGTGTAAGTAATGCTTCGCACTCAAATTCATGGTAGGTTTTTTGATTTAAAACAATTGTATCTAATTCAGGAATGTCCATAGGGGCTATTACAATCTTATGAGGTAATAGCCCGCCGACATTAACAAGTCCTTCGACAATAGGAGAGTTTGCTCTTGTTGTAATACCGATGATACAGTCAGCAAAAGTTCCGTATTCATATATCCATCTTTTATGCCAACCCTCATCACCACCCAAGGCGGTTAGGTGAATAGCATCAGGTGCAAAGCAATGTTTGCCAAGATGCCTTGTCATATCAGATGCAGCGTGTTGAGCAATAGCAAGGTTTCCGCCATTGCCTACAATAGCAATCTTTGGTGAATGAGATATTTTTTTAATAAGATTAAGATCTATCAAGGTATTCCTCCACTAATTTTATATCGTCTGGTACATCAACCGCAGGTGTACGTTCATTAATCATATATGGTATAACATCAACCATTCCTATGAATGCTAATGTGTCTAGTCCTTTATGTGCATATACTAATTCTTGATCATATTCTGGAAAATACATAATTGTACCAAGATCATATGCATATAAGCCATTAATACCAACAAGATTAGGACTATCAATTAATTCACGGTCAGGTGTTCGTGTTAAGTAAACAATTTTCCCATTGCTGATAACAGCCTTAACTACGTTTACATTACTTCTTTCTTCATCGGTTAATGGATAACAACACTGAACCATTTCAGCATTTGTTTCAAACATTTTACGAATGATTCCAGATATCATTTCAGGTGTAACACACGGTTCATCACTTTGTAAATTCACAATATAATCAGCATCAGTTTGAATAACCGCCTCAGCAACTCGTGAAGTACAAGTGTTGTGAATCTTTTTTGTTTTAATAAGATTAGGCGCCCATATGCTGTCGTATTCGTCAGCAGCTACATATACTTTATTAATATCTGCGCAAGCGTTCGCGTTATCAATACAATGATTAAGAACAGATTTACCGTTTACTTCGGCAAATATTTTGCTTGGGAAACGAGTTGATCCTGTTCTTGCTGGTATAATACAATCAATCATTTAATATATTCCTTATTTCCTCGGGTTTCAAATATGATATAGTTGAATACTCGATAGGTGCGGATACAGCTTCATTTCTGAATTGTAATATTTTGTTTGGGCTGATACCCATAAATCCCCACGTGTCGGGTAAGTTATCATAATAGTGAGTATATTTGGTTGTCGGTGTTCCCGTCATTCCTGCGGTGTAATAAGTACCGCCGTCATAACTAAAATGGTGTGTGGTTGATAACAATATATCATAGATTTCTTCCATTGTCAAGGAGTAATGAATAAATTTTACACCATACCCAAACTCGTGAGCAATTTTAGTTATGTTCGGTAATATTGTTTTTTCTTTTTCCATTAATCCGCCGATCCGTCGCTTTGACATTAACGGTTCAGATTTATGAATTGAAACGAATTTACCTTTCTTATTCCATTGTTTTTTAAACGGCCATAATTGATTTACCGTCCAAGGTGTTGCAACTGTCTGCTTTTGTTCGTACCGATATATGCTTACAATCATACCATTCTTAGGAGGTAGCATATTATTAAGAAACCATTTCATAACATCATATGAGGTTTCGGCATTACTAGGTTTACGTTTAAATGGATTGATAAATTGTTCAGGCCACATAATAGAAACACGATATGGGCCTTGTGCATAGTCTTCATCTGACATTAATTGTGCTTTAAAGAAAACATCACTTAATAAACACATAATAGTGCAGTGAGCATGGGCTGTATCAGCACAAAAACGTACTATGTGGGATGATGTTGGCAGTGAAATGCTTTTATTATTTTCACAACCTATATAAATAGTTTCAATTAGATTTGCCATGATATAATCCATTAATAAAATAATATTTATAAGGAGTATAAGAATGATAGGTCAAGAGAGATTTTGTAAAAAGTGTGGTCACCGCTGCCACTGTTATGCATCAGACTGTAAAGAATGTGTCAATGATGTTTGCACAAGCTGCGACTGCAAGAAAGATAAAGAATGAAAAATATTTTATTATCTCCTATATGGAGCATATTATTGTTAGGGTTACTTGCTTGGCTGCATACTATTAATCCTTCATTCATTGAAAGTTTAAGATTACGGTATTTTGACCAGCTTATTGTAAATCAAGAGGTTGTCCCAAATAACATTTATTCAGTAAACATTGATGAAGATGCAATAACCGAATATGGACAATGGCCATTTCCTAGACAAGTATACTCAGAATTTATTATAGATCTGTACAATAGAGGTGCAGGTCTTGTTGTTTTAAATATTCTTATGTCTGAACCTGATAGATCCGGCGGAGATGAAGACCTTGCTATAACTATGCAGCAAGTACCAATAATTTTAACCATGCTTGGAGCTGAGGAGAACAAAAATGAAGCGATTAATCCAGGAGCCTCTATTATTAATAGCGATTATATTTCTCTCATTCCAAGTGTACCTGGGATTATCGCTAACATCAATGAGCTTGAAACTAATGCAGTGGGGTCAGGAATCATCAACACATTCCCAGAGATCGACGGGGTTACCCGCAGAGCACCGTTGGTATTCGAGTCCGGGGGGAACCTCTTCCCTAATGTCACCCTTGAGGTATTGCGAGTCCTTGCCGGAGACCCATCCTTCCAAATCAAGTTGTCGCCGCTCGGGGTTGATAAATTAAGAATACCACAATTTGGAATGATACCAACAAATGAGGTTGGCGAGGTATGGATAGATTGGTCTCAAGGTTATCAATCAGAATCAATAATGAATTTGCCAGATGATTTAGGAGGTGCTGTAGTATTTGTTGGACCAACAGCTGCAGGTACTATTCAACCGATTTCAACTGCGGTTGGTGGAGTATATCCACAAGAAATACAAGCAGCAATGCTTGGTACTGTATTTAATGAGTCAAACATCACACGTCACGCCGATGCAAAAGCATGGGGTGAACTGGCTGCTCTAATTGTAGCAGGGCTATTAATAATTGGTTTATCCTATTGGACTTTTATAGGCATCGGCGCATTCGTATTAACGATTGGCGGCTTTATAGGAGGGTCTATCTATGTATTCCAAAGTTCAAATTTACTTATTGACGGCATCACTATTTCTGTTATGCTGTTCCTTGTTGGTAGTTTACGATATATTGTAAAATTCGTAGACGAGTTTTTACAGAAACAAGCAATCAAAAAACAATTCGCGGGTTACGCTTCACCAACGGTTGTTAAGTTATTACAAGAAAATCCGTCGTTAGTTAAGGATGGGCAAAAGAAAGACGTATCAATAGTATTCAGTGACCTTCGCGGTTTTACTCCTTTAGGAGAAAGCTTTGGCGATGATGTTAAAGGCTTAACGGAGATTATGAATGGTTATATGGATGCAATAACCGAACCAGTATTAGATGCCAATGGCATGATTATTAAGTATATCGGCGATGCTTCAATGCATATTCACAACGCACCGATAGATGATCCTGACCACCCACGAACCGCGGTGCAAGTGGCTTTCAAAATGCTGAAAGCAGTGGAGAAATTTAATGTGGCACTTCAAAGAAGTAACCGGCCGCCAGTGGGCATGGGTGCTGGTATTAATTCTGGCCTGGGTTACATTGGGGAGATGGGTAGTAGTAAGCGGCACAGCTACGACATACTTGGGGATGCTGTATCAACAGCAGCAAGAATTGAGTCTAAATGTAAAGAATATGGAATGGTACTCCTCATTGGAGAAGAAACGCAACGCCACACAGCTGATGAATTCTTTTACCTCAAGATCGACGACTTGGCAGTCAAAGGTAAATCGGTAGGAATTGGAATTTGGACAGCACTTGATGATGTAAAACAACCATGGTATGCAGCACAGAAAAAACACCAAGAAATGTTTGCTGCGTATCAAGCACAAGATTTTGATAAAGCTATTGAACTATGTGATATATTACATGGCCACTTTGATAATAAAATGGACGGATATTATGATATGTGGAAAGAAAGATGTGAATATATGAAAACACAAGACCTTCCAGAAGATTGGAACGGCGTATTTATTGCGACCACAAAATGATTAGAACTTTATTTGAAATGTTCTTTAAAAATTATATTGATGAACAAATAGACAAACGGTTCACGGAGAATATGATTGAAAGATACTGGGCTCAAAGACAGAATGAAACATCAAGACGACTTCAACAAGCAAGAGATCGCTACAAGATTGATTATCCGCCTTCCCATGAGGCCGAGCAAGATATGTCCGAGCCCAAAGTATTGTCCAGTGGTGACTTACGATGGGACGACGCCAAATCCCGAGTACAAACAAAAACCACTACATCTTCGTTAAAAGATAAACTAAAGGGGATTAACAAATGATAGAAAAATGCGCAACTATGGCCCAGTGTGCTCAAATAGCATATATGGACGGTAAAGAAGCAAAAGCTGAATATAAAAAGTTAGGTTATACACAACATAAATTTATTGAAAAGGATGGTGCTCAGGTACACCTTATTCAGAATAAGAACGAAATTGTTTTATGTTTCCGTGGTACAGAGCCTGGTGAATTTTCTGATATTAAAGCAGATCTAAATGCTATGCCCGACAAAGCAAACAACGGATCAGGTCTTGTCCATAACGGTTTTCAAACAGAAGTTGATAAAGTATGGGTTGCAATTGAAGCAGCATTGGCAAAGGCAAAACCTAAAGACCTATTCATATGCGGACATTCATTAGGTGGTGCAATGGCAACAATTGCAACATCTCGTTTGGCTGATGGTCCTTGGAATCCTGTGGCATTATATACATATGGATCACCGAGAGTTGGTACTCGTAAATTCGTCAAGAGTTTTAAAAATGTTACTCACTATCGCCATGTCAACAATAATGATTTGGTAACAACTGTACCGTTTGCACTTATTGGCTATAGACATCATTGCCCACCACGTTATATTAATTACTACGGTAATATTAGAAAAATGTCGAAGTGGCAAAGAATTAAAGACAAGTGGCGCGGCCGTTGGAGAGCATTGAAAAAAGGTATGCCTTTTGATGGTGCATATGACCACGGTATGAACCATTACTGCAAATACACGGAGCAAAATAATGATAGATAGAATGCTAGAAGACACGTTATGGATCTACACCGCAATTGGCGGATCCATAATTGGCGCAGTTGTACTTGCATATTTGAGTACAACACGCATTGGACTATGGGGCTATGCTAAATTTGATTTGATGATTGATTACTTAGTTGAGCGCTGGGGTTTAACCTGGCTTGAACAACCTGAAGACGCATGGCGAAAGAAGTATCCAAAAATCACTCAAAAGATTGATGATATGGAGCGCCGGCTAAATGCCGTTGAAGCAAAAGCTGGTGTTAAAATCCTAGGAGGAAAAAAGAAATGAATTGGATTAAAAACAGACTTAAGGAAAGAACAACTTGGGACGGCTGTGCTTTGGTAGCACTCGGTATGTTGGTTCTCTTCATGGCACCATTAGCAAAAATTGCTGCAGGCATTGCAATTGCCTGGGGCGCTTGGACAATTTGGAAATCTGAATAAGTTAAGCTTTCCGCCAATGTTCAAATGAAGGCAGTGTTCTACTATATTCGGCGACATTTGGTTTTCTTACAATCATAACATCTCCTGCCACACAAAACCTACTTAGTTTTAAATCAGTTTTTGTTTTGAAACTTTGGAGGCCAGGTCCATCGTCACCTTCCTGTGCAACAATATCATGGTTAAGGTTTGATGGAAATACTAGTAGAACACCGTCCTTTACTGGGAATTGCCATGTTCTTGCATTTGCATAAGTCCAATTCCCACCCACGTGTTCGCCAAAGAATTTTGAATAGGGCTCATTAGGATGAGCATCACGTGGATCATAGAATCTAATATCACGGTGCCTTTGAATATTTACGTGTGGATAATACACCCATGAGATATGATTCTCAGCATGGTTATGGATATTTATGGATGCTTTATCGGTTATATTAAAGAATGCTTTTGTTATAAACAAATCAATCTTCATTCGGTTCACACCGATTGTCTCAAGGTACAGGTTTAAACAGTTTGGTAATACTACATCAAACCATTCCGCTAATGCAGGATCATTGTGTACTTTCTCATAACCGATAAAGTCATGAGATACACCACTTTCCTTTGAATGTCTAAGATAAGCGTCAAACCACATATCTTTTTCTTTTTGAGTTACAGGTTTTCTAACTTCTGTAATTGTTGTTGGAAAAATAAAGTGATTTTGAAATTCACCTTCTTGAGTTGTCGGAAACTTTTCCTCATATCTAAATTGATTTGCCATGCTTTCCCATTTCTAACTTATACTGATCGTGGCACATATCACCAAGCGATTTTGTCAGGTTACATAATTTTGATGGATTATCAACTATAGATTTAACAGCATCACCGGCACGACGGCCGACAATTTTTCTATTCATTGATTTACCGGTAATTTTTTCCATAGTATCTAAGACTTCGTGGACAGTCCATCCTTGATTACTTCCGAGGCATTCGTATGGAGTATTGGATGGTCCAGATATAGCAGCGTTGAGTAAAGAATTACAGAGATCGTTAACGTGAATGTAATCACGTACACAAGTCCCATCCCGTGTTTCATAATCATCTCCATATACTTCTACGTGTTGCCGTATGCCTGCAGCAACTTCCGCTCCAATTCTAATGAGGTGAGAACTATCCCCAAGCTGACGATTAATACCATCACTCCCACTAACATTAAAGAAACGAAAAATAGTGTACCCATCAGCTTTCTCCTTTATAATATCTTCAGCACCAACTTTTGAGCGAGCATACGGTGATGCCATTTCAAAAGCCGATGATGTAGATGCGAATATGAAATTATCAGTACGTAATTTTTGAACCGCATTGAGCGTACCCATTGTATTGATACGATAATATGCTGATGGTTCTTTTAATGATTGTGGAACAATACTACGGCCTGCAAGGTGAACTACTGCATCACCCCAACCCATAAGCCAATGATCCATAATATCCTGTACCCAAAACTTGTCACAGTATTTAGAAACATCATTGCTTTCGCCATGGAAATTGTTATCAAACCCATGGACTTCATATCCATGTTCTTTTGCCAACCGACAAAAATGTGATCCGATATAACCGGACGCACCTGTCACTAATAACTTCATAACCATACTAATATTTATGTAAAGTACTTATCCAACATATCAAGTACATCCTGGTATTTTGCAATTTCAAGGATTTCTGTTTCCATTGCTTCAAATACGTCGGGGTGTTCACCTACACCTGCTGGGTTATTAAGATAAACTTCAACATTATACTTATGCTTATCAATATGACCTCTTGCGTGTGAGCGTAGTGCTTCTATTGTGTATTCTTGATGAATCATAATATTCTCCTATACAATTAAGCTTGATTGTGGTGTAACCAAACCACTCGTCATTTGTCGGTATGCGTTAGCAACCTCTTCATTTGTTTTAACTACTAATGAAATGTTATATAATACACATTCCTTAGGATCTTGTTCACCTGTCATAGCAATTCCATTTGAAAAACCCATACCTTGTTCACTCATTGTGAGGAACCTAGGATTTTTTAGCTCAACTGTTGAGCCATCTTGTGATATTAGTTTACCTACGTATTCACCGTTTTGTGTAATTACTGTTACAATATCATTAGCTTTAAATGCCATCTTTTTCACCTTTATAAATGCAAATTGCTTGTTGACCTGCTTCAAAATAACCATCGCCTTTACCAACGTCAGAACTTAGATCTTCACGTGCATAAAAGCACTCATACATATTAGTATGTTTGCTGACAAGTTCTACGTAAGGTATTTCATCGTACATATATACGAACACTAAAACCCACATTGTTATTCCTTTATTTGGTGATCTCTGTAGGACTCGAACCTACGACCTAGTGCTTAGAAGGCACTTGCTCTAATCCTGCTGAGCTAAGAGACCTATCTTTGAAAATTAAGAACGTATCGTTTACCGTCAATAAAAAATCTAATCGTCGAGTGCGAATACACGTCGGCGTTTACGGTATCTCGATATTCAACAACATCACATTGTTCAGTCCATTCATAACCAACAATACGTTGTTGTGTTTTTGGTCGTGATCCTTGATCTGCACCAACCAATCCTCCAATTACCGCGCCGACTGCTGCACCATCATCGTTACCTGATACTCCTTTACCTAGGATACCTCCGATAATCATACCTGCAAGAGCACCACCTGCGGCATCACCTTGGGATTGTACCGTCTCGTAAATCGGTACTTTCACATCATTACAAACGAGCTTTTCAACAATCTGAACGGAACGTGCTTGCTTTGTATGGTCAAACACTCTCACGTTAGTCGGAGTTTCGTTTGCAAAGACTGGTGTTGCAACAGTCAGCGCGGTTAGAAATACTAAATTTTTCATTTTATTATCCAATCAATCTTTTAGCATAACGAACGGTCATTAGTTGTGCTTCACTAAGACCTTTCATAGATGCAGTTTCAGCAAGATGCTCACCTACATCCGAAAAGGAATTCAGGATAGGTAACGGAATGTTCATAAATTCACCTGATTCAGATGCCCACATCATTTTACGGCCAAAGGATGAAACGATTTTTTGTGCGGCAGTTTGTTCAAAGAATGTAATGTTCATAGATAGTTTCCTTTATTTGATTATTCCATAATAACTGATTCTAAAGCATTTGTCAATGGTTAATTTCAATTATTTTAACAAATTCTGTAATTAATTCTTTAGATTTTTCACGTGCCTCAGTTTCCCACCAACAAGTTTCGTATTCTGTGTCAGTTTGTAATGCAGCATTAAGATCATCAAACTCATATTGTTTAACGTGAACAAGCTCGTGAGCAATGGTTGAAAATATTTCCGTGATATTACGATTAATGGTTTTTACCAAAATCAGATAATAACCTTTTTCTATATCAACACATATACCATTGCCTTCGAGCTCATCCTCAGCTTCGAGGACGATTTGCTCTGGGAACACGTTTAGATTGTTACAACAAAATGCAACAAACTTTTTTACCAGATCTTCATTATCAAGATTAGTTTTAATCATCATCTTCGTAATCAAAGTCTTCAAGGTATTCGTTATATTCTTCTTCAATGCTAAAATGTTCTAGCAAATCATCAGGAATTTCATCAATTGACGAACGGTCTTCCAAATTATATTCGTAATACTCGTCTTCCATTGTTTCAGAATTAAATTGCCCAACAAACCCAATGCCTGACTCCCAATATTTCAAATCAACAGAACAGTCTTTGTTAAGGGTGGCGAATGTTTCCAATGCGGTGATTGGTGGACCCCATGCAGAATCGACAGTACCAACAATACGAAGTGTATTAGCGTTTACAACATCAAGTTCTAGGTTCTCAGGATCAACATCCCATTTAGTACCCCATGCTTCAAGCTGGTCACCGATTCCGATTGATTCATCTTCCTTAAGAGGTACGAGTTGTTGAAGTAAACCACCTTGATCTTGAGCCTTTTCAAAAATCTCAGTGATTAAATCAGTCGGTCCGCTTATTTCAATATCATTCATACACCAATTGGGCATGCTGTTTCTCCTTTGTTATTATGTTATTATAACTGATTCTATTTTGAATGTCAATAGGATTTAAAGCAATCAAACATAATCTTTTCTAATTCGAAGGCTTCTTGTTCCCATGGTGAATTATAATAATCACCATCAAATGTTTTACCATACCAACGTGACGGTTTCTTACCGATACCTGAAACAAGCTCACCTTTTAGGTATTGTTTAACGTGTACCATTTCATGGAAGAAAGTAGTGAGGATCTGGTCTTGCTGGTTTTTTCCATCAATATAAACACACAGCTCAAGATCCTCAGGGTCGTATTCAACATAACCAAAACAATCATTATCGAACTCACCATTAAATAACACTTCCATTTCACCTTCGATTTCAAGGAACTCTGATGCAAACGCAACAGCACGGTCCATCATGGCATCAGGTATTTTTGCTGGTTTATCATATGAGACATAAAACATTATGCCACCTCTTTAAGATCAAGCTCAAATTGTTTCTTTGCAGTTGTATTGTTCCAATACCGCAAATCAGTTTCAGCTTCTTTGATTTCCTTGGCAAGCTTTTGTACCATTTCATCAGTTAGGCTCATAATGTTAATTGCGAGTAACTTATCAGCATCTTCTGGTAATGCTGAGGTGACATTAAGGATTTGCTCGGCGACATCTTTTTTCTTGCGGTTCTTGAATACAATTTTATCATCAAGTACTGCTTGGATGAATTCCATTTTAACACGTAACCAACGTGCTAATTCGATTGCTTCTTGTTTACGCAATTCAATACGAGCATTGAGAATACCCAAACGGTAATCACAAAAATCTTTAATGAGATCAAGTTCATTTTTGTACTCACGGAGTTTACCATTAAAATCAATAACAGTAATATTTTCGGTGAGTGGCTTTGATAATTTGAACTTACGATATATTTTATCGTTATCCCAATCTGAACTACCTTTTTGTTTTAATTTAACATCAAAACGAAAACCAGTTTTATCACATAAATCTTCATATGATACAATGTCACCATCTTCCTCAAGTTTATCGAGAACCTTAACGTAACCTTCACGGTCAAAACCGTATGGTACTTCAGTGATTGTCATTGTTGTTTTGGTTGGTTTACTGAAAACACCATTAACAGAATACTTATCTTCGATAGAATCATATGTAACTGTACCATTGAAATCAGGAAAGGACACTGGAAGTCTTCTCGATATGTTACCACTCGACAAGTATTCATCGCAAGCACGAGAGAGATCGTTTTTTGACCGCGGAAGAATGTTTGTTGCGAAACCAGTTGCAATTCCTTTAGTTCCATTTGCCAATACCAAAGGAATAACTGGCAGGTAGAATGCTGGCGGCTCATGCTCAGGATCATTATGTTCAGGTGACAATTCCAAATCTTTGATATATGTTTTGAAATTTTCATGGACACGAGTATATACATAACGTGCCGCACCAGGTTCTTGAACAAGTCGAGTACCAAATGACCCACGGCCTTCAACTAAACAAATATTGTTATTCCATGTTGCTGCCATCAATTGACCGGCACCTGCCGCTGATGTTTCACCGTGATTGTAGCCGTAATCAGAAATGATACCAGCAACAGCAGATACCTTTTTGAAATCTGATTTAGAGTTTAGCAATGAGGAGTACAAATAAAACCGTTGTACTGGTTTCAACCCATCAATCATATTTGGGATTGCTCTCGACTCAACCGTATACATTGCAAATGATAACCATTCGTTTTTAGCAACGGCGCTAATTGGGTATTGGTGTTGATCTTCAACAAAATCTAAAACGCTCATAGTAATTCCTTTATGATTCTATCCATTCTACAACATTAAACCTGGTTTGTCAACCGATAATTACAGTACACCATCCAACCTTCATAAGCAAAGTATGCCATGATGGGTCCAATGAATGGTGCAAAGAATAGGTTGAGCATTATCCATGCAAACAAAATAGCTAACAATATGTCATACCATAAAATCATGCGAACATATACTCCTTACGCAAGGTTGAGTCTTTACCGAACATCATTTGGAATACTGATGCATCATCAACCGTAACCGTATCATAAACCGGTTTATTAATAATGGTATCATATTCATCTTCGGTCAAGCTGCCTAGGCCTTTGATATAACGGTGCTTCCAATTTGTTTGTTCTTGTTTGAACTTTGAAGCATCTTCATATGTGTAGAACCATTTAATGTCTTTGCCTTTAGTTGAAATCATAATTGGAGTACGTGTGATTTTAACACGTTTCTCAGATAACAACCGCGGCCAAAATTTGTAAAAGAATGCAATCAGCAACGGACTGATGTGGCCAATACCATCGTGGTCAGCATCGGTTAATGTTGCAATTGATTCATATGACATATTATCAATAGAATTTGGATTGTTAATGTCGAGGTTTAGAACCGCAACCAATTCTGACAATTCTTTGTTCTTTAGCACATCCGCAGGTTTCATATCCCACGTGTTCATAATAACACCACGCAATGGATATGCACCAACCGTATCAGGATCACGTACTTTGAGTAAGAAACCCATTGCCGAGTCACCTTCAACAATTTTCAGTGTTGAGTTTGGTTTGTTAGCAGAGATGTGCTTTGCAACTTTGACTTTTCTCAAATTCTTTTGAGCAATTGTAGCGGCACGTTTATCAGCAGCCTGTTTCTTTGCAAGCTGTGCTTCGATAATTGGTTCAATAATTGACGGTGTTGCCATGATCTTACGAGCAAAGAATAAAGCATCTTTTACGTTTGCTTCTGTGTAGTGTTCTTTGACATTACCCATTGGGTTTGTTAACCGTTCCTTTGTTTGAGAATCAAACTTTGGATTGGTGAAGTTTCGAGCAAACATAACCATGGTCAAACCATTTTTAATTGTCATATTACCGACTTCAATACGGTGTTTCCGTTTAATCATAACAGCCAATTGAGTAATTACGTTATGCATTATCCAATCAACATAAGTACCACCTTGACGAGTATTCACACCATTAACAAATGAGTTTGAACGGAACCCATCAACTGAACCCGCAAAGAAAAAGGATAAGTTGTATGATTTCTCAATGATAACATCACTGCCATCTTTTACAAACATATCGGCATATTTTTTGAGGTTGTTGACCTTAATACGTTTCTTATTAAACGAAAACGAGATCTCAGGAAATGCCATTTGCAATGAAATCAACCGATCTTCAAGTAATACAATTGTATCAAGTTCAGAAAGGTTATTAACTTCAAACAAGTCAAAGTCAGGTATAAATGATACCTCAGTACCATTGCCTTCACGTTGACCATTCTTTTCATTAATAGTCTCGGCACCGTTCTTACATTCAACAATAAGCATATTGTTATTTGACCAAGTCTTACCGACAAATTTCTTTGATAGGAAATTGGTTGCCGCTGAACCGACACCGTTTGTACCGATTGTTACGCGTTCATCATCAAACGATGTACCAGCATTAACTCTTGTCCATGCCGCAGTTGCTCGAGCAATTTTTGTATCGGATGTTTCATCGTACACCAGTTCTTGTGGAATACCACGACCGTTGTCCGTAACGATTACTTTATCATCGGTCACAGATACATTAATACGGTTTGCGAATTTGAAATTTGTACGAATTGCTTCATCAAGTGAGTTGTCGAGTATCTCATCAATCATTTTTGACAATGCAGGTACGTATGTGGCATTTTTCCACTCACCGAGAACAAACCGCTCAACCTGTTCTTTTGCACTTGAACCCATATACATTCCGATACGTTCACGGACGTGTTGGCGAGCAGTTAAAATTTTAAATTGTTCAGACATATAGAATCATTCCTTAGTTATCTTATACCATACTAACAAAGTTTTCAGAACTTGTCAACTACTTTTTTGTTAGGTAAATCATAAACTCGCCCCGCATGGCATGAATATCAGCATCATTCCATATCCGAGTTTTCATTGTATCTTCCATGAAATTCATATCAAATTGCAATGTATCAATAAGGGGTCGAAGAAATTGTTCTCTAAATTTAATGAATTTTTGAGGACCATCAGTTGATGCTCGAAGGTGACACTCAACCGCAATGTGTTTTACATTATTAATACAGAAGTCGAGATTTTCCTTTGATAAGACATCATATTCTCCGCCTTCGCAATCAATTTTAAGATAGTCGATTTTATCAATATTGAATCTGTCAAGGAAATATGCAAATGATTTTACTTCAAACTCATCGGTATAAAATACGTTATCAGTATGACCCATTTCTGAACCAATTGCGTATGGGATAGGTACAACTTTTTGTTCAGGCTCGTCTATTACATACTGCCATGTATTATTTACGATTGCTTTTAAAAATTTTGGGTTAGGTTCAATCGCATAAACCTTTTTAGCACCTCGGTCGAGAGCATGGGCAGTAAACATACCAACGCATGCTCCTACATCCACACATATATCACCGGGTTGTACCTTATACCACCATTCATAATCTTTTCGGACAAAAAATTCTCTATGCATTGTAGCTACGCTTACCATACACAAATCACTCGTATCCATAAATAAATTCAATGCTTTGCCGCTCATTATTGTCTCCTATATTATAAGTTGCCAATCCAATGGCTGCAATCATCACACGGGTCGTCCCACAAATATACGGGCTCCATGCACTTTCCACTTTTGGTTGTTGATGTTGGCTATTTATTATAAATACTCATACTAACTGATTCTATATAAATGTCAATAGGAAAATACCATGCAAACAAATTATCTTGATCCAACCTCCTTTAAGGTTGCAGTTTCACGCCTTCCAAATGTTGAGTTTTTTACTCGACGAACAATTATCCCAGGTGTTACAATGTCACCCGTGGCACGGCCATCACCTATTAGGAATTTGTATGAGACCGCGGATCGACTCGAATATGCTGAACTTGATCTAAGTTTTGTGGTTGATGAAAATATGGCAAATTAT